GTTCCCGGAAGAAGTCTTGATACCCCGGAACATGATACGGCTCTTAGTCATCTTATTGACTATGTCCGTCTTTGTGGTCTTAAAATAAACACATAGCGAAAAAGTAAATTTGGGCAAAGCGTAGTGAATTAGCTGATAGAGCGTTCGTTACGCTTTGTTTTTCTATGGGGCAGAGCCAACGAAATACCACCTCGAAGCCAAACAGTGCAGAAGTTCAGTTACCACCTCGTTACTCCCGTAACGGGTGCATATTCCTTGCTAAAATGTTCTGTTTCTGCGTTTTGCGTCGATTTACATAGCTGTCGGTAACTCACTAATAACTAATTTTGTAACCAAAAAAAGGAGTGAGTTATGCGTAGTACATTCAAGGTGTTATTTTACGTGAAGAAAGGCAGCGAGAAGCCGAACGGCAACCTGCCTTTAATGTGCCGTATCACGGTGGACGGCGAAATTAAACAGTTCAGTTGCAAGATGGACGTTCCCCCACGCTTGTGGGACGTGAAGAACAACCGTGCTTCGGGCAAGAGCATCGAAGCGCAGAGAATCAATCTTGCGGTAGATAAAATCCGTGTGGAGGTAAACCGCCGCTACCAAGAACTGATGCAGACGGACGGTTATGTTACCGCCGCCAAACTCAAAGACGCCTATCTCGGTATCGGCATCAAGCAGGAAACTTTGCTGAAGCTGTTCGAGCAGCACAACGCCGAATTTGAGAAGAAAGTCGGGCACAGCAGGGCGCAGGGTACATTTACCCGTTATCGGACGGTCTGCAACCATATTCGGGAGTTTTTGCCTCATACCTACAAACGTGAGGATATTCCGTTAAAGGAACTTAACCTCACGTTCATCAACGATTTCGAGTATTTTTTGCGCGCGGAGAAGAAATGTCGCACCAATACCGTGTGGGGCTACATGATTGTGTTGAAACACATCGTTTCCATTGCGAGGAACGACGGGCGTTTGCCGTTCAATCCCTTTGCCGGATATATCAACTCTCCCGAAAGCGTGGACAGGGGCTACCTCACCCAAACGGAAATACAGACGCTCATGGACGCACCCATGAAGAACGCCACCCATGAACTTGTACGGGACTTGTTCGTCTTTTCTGTTTTCACGGGTTTGGCGTATTCAGACGTGAAGAACCTCACCACCGACCGCCTGCAAACATTCTTCGACGGCAATCTTTGGATAATCACCCGAAGAAAGAAGACCAACACCGAATCGAACATCCGTCTTTTGGACGTTCCCAAACGTATCATAGAGAAATACAAGGGGCTGGCTCGGAACGGTCATGTTTTCCCCGTTCCGAGTAACGGCAGTTGTAACAAAATACTCAAAGATATAGGCAGACAATGCGGCTTCAAGGTGCGTTTGACCTATCACGTTGCACGCCACACGAACGCCACGACTGTACTTCTGTCGCACGGCGTACCCATCGAAACGGTGAGCCGTCTTTTGGGACACACGAACATAAAAACCACCCAAATTTACGCCAAAATCACCGCCCAAAAGATAAGCCAAGACATGGAAACCCTGTCGCACAAGTTGGAGGATATGGAGAAGAATATCTGCCGAGCCATCTAATTAAAAACAGAATACCGATGAAAGAAGAAAGGAATATTATCACGATGGACGGGCAGGGCAATATCTTCCTGCCGAGCGATATAGGTGCAACCGCCATGACCGAGTGGGAAATCTGCGAACTGTTCGGGGTTATCGCCCCGACGGTTCGAGCAGGGATAAAGGCACTCTGCAAAAGCGGAGTTTTGAGTATATATGATATAAAGCGCATTATCCGCATATCGGATAGATACAGCGCGGAGGTTTACAACCTCGAAACGATAGCCGCCCTTGCTTTCCGTGTCGAATCGTTCGGGGCGGCGAAAGTCCGCAGGGCATTATTGGAAAGGATTATACACGGGCGAAAAGAGAATACGACGGTATTCGTGTCGGTTGTTTCGGACGGCAAGCCCAACAGCCGTTGGAAAGCATGATGATATATCAACATACCAACATGCAAACATATCACTATGGTGATATATATTGCAGGTTCTATTCCTCTTTTCAGAGGAAAGCGGAGCAATCATTTCCGTTTACAAAGGCAAAGCAAGCACGGGGCTTTATGTCGGCTAAAAGGTCAGGCGGCTGCGCCGTTTCCCGATAAATCTTCCTCTCGCTTCGCTGCGAGCGTATTTATCGGGAAAACCTTGTATCCGACCGCCCCGCCACCCACCGACCGAAAGGGAAAAAATAAGGGTGGGGTTATATGGGTAAGCAGACGGCAGGGATAGCCACCGCAGAAAGGCAGACGGACGGTACGCCGCAGGGTATTTACGGAGAAAATACCGTAGCTTATTAGGGAATTTTCCGAGCCGCAATACTACGTATCGCTGAAAATTCCCCAATAAGGCAAGGGGCAAGCCCCTCTGCACACCCCATCGGGGACGGCATTTGCCGCCCCTGAAGATACAAAAAAATCATTGTTGCACAAGCCAAAAAAGAAAGGAAGAATATATGGGTTTCGTAGTTTTACACATGGAAAAGGCGCACGGTTCCGACAGCGGGACGACCGCCCACATAGAGCGTTTCATCATACCCAAGAACGCTGACCCCACACGCACGCATCTAAACCGAAAACTCATCGAATATCCCGAAGGAGTGAAAGACCGTTCGGCGGCTATCCAAAGGAGGCTGGAAGAAGCGGGACTGACACGCAAAATCGGAAGTAACCAAGTGCGGGCAATCCGCATCAACGTGTCGGCAACACCCGAAGACATGGAACGCATCGAACGGGAGGGACGGCTGGACGAGTGGTGCGCCGACAACCTCAAATATTTTGCCGACACGTTCGGGAAGGAGAACATCGTGGCGGCTCACCTGCACTTGGACGAGAAAACACCGCACATGCACGTCACACTTGTGCCGATAGTCAAGGGGGAACGCAAGCGGAAGAAAAGGGAGGAGCAGGCGAAGAAACGCTACCGCAAGAAGCCGACCGACACCGTGAGGCTGTGCGCCGATGACATCATGAGCCGCTTGAAACTGAAAGCCTATCAAGACAGCTACGCTGTTGCGATGAAAAAATACGGTTTACAACGGGGCGTGGACGGTTCGGAAGCGAGGCACGTTTCCACGCAGCAATATTACCGTGACATAAAGCGACAAACAGAGGAACTGAAAACGGAAGTGGTGGAATTGCAGGAACGGAAAGAAACGGCACGGGAAGAGCTTGAACGGGCGAAAAAAGAGATACAGACCGAACGGCTGAAAGGGGCAGCCACGACCGCAGCCGCCAACATCGCCGAGAGTGTCGGTTCTCTTTTCGGGAGCAACAAGGTCAAGACACTGGAGAGGGAGAACACCGCCCTGCATAGGAAGGTAGCCACACACGAGGAGACCATCGAAGCCCTGCAAGCCGAGATACAGACCATACGGGCAGACCACAGCCGCCAAGTGCTGGAAATGCAGCAACGGCACTTGCTGGAAAAGAACGAGACGGTAACAAAACATCAAACGGAAGTATCAAGGCTTAACGCCTTGTTGATAAAAGCCACAGAATGGTTTCCTTGGTTTCGTGCTATGCTCCGTATTGAGAAATTGTGCCTTGCTGTCGGTTTTACCCATGAACAGACCGCCCATTTAATGACAGGCAAGCCATTGCCGTACAACGGCGAACTCTATTCCGATGAGCATAGGCGTAAGTTCAAGACGAATGATGTTACTGCCAAAGTTGGTACAAACAATGGAAAGCTGATACTTGCCATTGACGGACTGCATATCGGGGAATGGTTCAAGAAACAATTTGAACGATTACAACAGAATGTCGGCTTGAAGCCTATTCAGAAAAAGAATAAAGGCTTCAAGCTATAGTCAATCATGCGCATCACATACATGGAGGACATTTTTTGTCCCCCATGTATATATAGAGTCCAAGACTAACTCATGTTATTCCCAAGAAATTACTCATACGGTCAATACACCGTTTCTTTTGATTGAGATTAGGATGAACGTAC